ATAAAACTGAAAACAATACTAATATTCAAATTGAAAAAGAATTAAGTAATTTACTTGATGAATTACACGACGATAATGAACAATGACACCAACAGCTCAGAGCTATCAGCCCGTAAGATCGCAACCCTCAAAAAGAACCTCAAGAACCAATACTGGCGCCTAAATAACCTTTACTACATTACGGACAAGCGTGGTAAGCGTGTTAAATTCAAAATGACACGTGAACAACTTGCGTATTATGAAGGTGAACACAATCGCAACATCATATTAAAAGCTCGCCAGCTTGGGTTTACTACAGAAGTTTGTATTATTCAACTAGACGCGGCTTTATTTGAAGGTAAAAAATGCGCCCTTATTGCTCATACCTTACATGATGCTAAAAGGCTGTTTAGGGAAAAGGTAAAGTTTGCGTACGACAATTTACCATCATTTATCAAGAATTCAAACACGCTTGAGTTATGTAACACTGATGAATTAGTTTTTGCTAAGGGCGGTAGCGTTACTGTTTCAACATCATTTCGTGGCGGTACGTTACAACGATTGCATATCAGTGAGTTTGGTAAGATATGTGCTAAGTTCCCTGAGAAAGCTAAAGAAATCATCACAGGTGCCTTACAAGCGGTTTCTGATGACGGTGTTGTTACATTCGAATCAACTGCGGAAGGGCGTGCTGGTTACTTTTATGAATATTGCCAAGAAGCTCAAAAAATAATCGGTAAGCAGCTATCCAAACAACAGTTTAAATTTTTCTTTTTCTCATGGTATGAAAACCCTGCTTATCAAGCTGACGAGCTGTCAGCTATCAGCGATCGCTTAACAAAATATTTCGATAAGCTCGAAAAGCAACTAAATATAATCATCACGCCAGCCCAAAGGTGTTGGTATGCTCATAAAGAAAAAGAGCTTGGTAGTGATATCAAACGTGAGTACCCATCGACGCCCAAAGAAGCGTTCGAACAAGCTATTGAAGGTGCTTATTATTCCCAACAATTTCAAAAACTTTATGCCGAAAAACATATTGTAGATGCTATACCTGACAATAAACATGTGTTATTTAACACTTATTGGGATTTAGGGGTAGGTGATAGTACATCAATATGGTTCATTAAAAAAGTTGGTAATGAATATCACATTATTGATTTTTATGAAAACAGTGGCGAAGGCTTAGAACATTATGTAAAAGTTTTAAAAGACAGAGGGTATAAATACGACAAACATTACGCACCTCATGATATTGACAATAGGACGCTAGGCGCTGTTGGTGCTAAATCACTTAAACAAATCGCAGCTGAGGGTTTTGATATTGATGGTGAAAAGATTGCTATTAAATTCGTAACTGTTGCGAAAACTTCTATTGCAAGCGGGATTGAACATGTTAGATCTATATTGCCAAAATGTTATTTTGATAATACTAAATGCGAACAAGGTTTAGCAGCTTTAGAAAGCTACCGAAAAGAGTGGGATAGCAAGGCTGGCGCGTGGAAAGATAACCCTCTGCATGATTGGTCATCACATGCTGCAGACGCATTTAGATATTTTGCAGTAGCCGAAACGAGCATCAAGCCCGCCACCAAATTAGCGAAAGGTAAAATTAAATTATGGGGTGAAAGATAGTATCTTTTTATCATAATGAAA